TATTCAGCATTAATCTTGATATTAAACTCTTCTTCAAGAGTCTTCTCGTTAAAGAAGTCTCGCATATATTTCGGCATCTTCTCGAACGTATCAAAGAAAGAACTTATATCCAAACCGATAGCTATTTTCTGCGCATCACTCAAATTGTCCAAATCCCAGCCGGCAGCTTCCAGTCTCGACTTGTACCCAGATAGGAAGTCCTTCATATCCGGCAATACATCTTCCATATAAATACGCTTAGAATTTTTCCACGCTTCCCGCAATTGAAAAATATCATCTCTATATCCTCCAGTGAAAGGCAACTCATTATTCAGGCTGGCCAACGCTTTAGGGTATTCTTTGAGAATGGAAAGCTGCTCTTTCAACGGTTTGCCCGAAGCTGCTTTAGCAAAATCATCATGTTTGGTTATAACTTTCTGCATGGCGGTAGAATACTCGATATAGCTGCCTGACATGCGACCAATAATCTTATTTACCCGTTCCTCCGCTTTGATGTAGTCATTGATATTACCAAGAAAGCTGTCATCAAAATAACCGTCAGTCGCTTCATTGGCATGTTCAGACGCACCTTTTATGTCATTAAGCAGTCTATAAGCCTCTTTTGTATCATTCAAAGCATTCCGAAGCAATATATATTGTTCTGCAAGACTTTTAACTGTATTTCCTTCATCATCAGTCTTAAACGTTTCATTAAAAGTGTCTGCCCAAACCGGGGAATAATCCTTTAATGCTGTTTTCATTTCTTCAATGGAAGAAATCAGTGAGGCATCATTCGCCTTAAAAGGATCAACATCAGCAAATTTTTGAGCTTCTTTCGTTAGGTTCTTGAAACCGTCTTGTGCTCTTGTTGTCAACTCGGAAATACGCTCGTTCATCTCGTCAGCCTTTTGCCCGGACTTATACCATAATTCAGCAATAGCAGTAAGCCCAGTAAACAAAAGCATGTATGGATTAAAAAGCAAACCTTTTAATGCAACTCCTACTTGTTTTATACCATAACCCAATGAGATCATGGCTACACGCCATTTACTTGTTGAAAGTGCAGCCGACATTTCAGCACGAGATATACCAAGTAGCTGCACAATATGACCGGCTTGTCCTGATTTCAATTTTCCAAGTGCCATTAACCGCAAGGCATACTCCTTAGTTAAAGCTCCACTACTTGCCAACGCTTTCCAATCTGCGGTTGTCATAGTATTACTTGAAGCTATAAGTCCTTTTTCCGCATTAGTAAGTGTACGATAACTGGATGCGACAACAAGATTGG